TGTACCCGCCGACCGAGGGGCGGGTGAAGGTGACCCCGAGATGAGCGACCCCCCGGAGACGTACCCGGCGGACGTCAGGGAAGCGTTCGAGTACTGCCACGACTGCGACTCGCTGGTGGTGAGCGTCGATCAGCACACCTGCTCACCCGACGGGCGGGGCGGGGGCCGGCCGTCCGCAGCGAAGCGGGCGGAGCTCGCGGCCGCCGACCAACGCCCGCTCGAGGAGGACGTCCTGATCCCCGAGGGCCGCAGTCAGCACAACGCCTGGGCCTACCACGAGCTCGGTGAGGACGGGGAGCCCCTTCACGAGCTCAACCATCAGGCCGGGGCGGAGACCGGCCCGCGGGAGGACGCGATCAACTCCGGCTGCTACCCGTGTGGGAAGTGCCGGCTCATCCAGGAGCGGAGGTCCGACGATGAGTGAGACCGACCCCGAGGTGTTCGACCCGGCCGCGCTCCCGCCGGCATCCTACCGGGTGCTCCGGTCGGTGGAGAAGCGCCTCACCGACGAGGAGGTGACCGACCTCAAGAGCCGGCTCGCAGCGGCCCTCGATCACTTCCCGGCCCTCGCGGGTCAGACCGTGACCGTCGCCTGCCGTCACAACCCGGACCGGGAGAAGCACTCCCGGTGGAACCCGTACGCCTCGGCCGACCCCGTCAACCGGCTGATCCGGGTCCCGACTCACGAGCGGACGACGAACGTGACCCTCTTTCACGAGCTCGCTCACCTGGCCATCGAGATCGAGGGCGAACGCGGGCAGGACGTCCCGACCTCGAGTGAGGAGTTCTGCTCCCTGTACGCCATCGCCCGGCAGCCCCCGGCCCTGATCGATAAGGTCCGGATACCGTACCTGGGCCATCCCGATCAGCCGAAAGAGGAGTGGCCCCGGCTCGCCCGGAAGGCCCTCGAGTACCGAGAGAACCACCACGCCTACATCCAGAAGGCCCGGCAGTGGCTCGGGACCACGGGTGAGGACGATGGGTGACCGCAGCGAGCGGACCTTCGTCCGGATGTTCGGGGACACCGAGCACTGGTGGGCTCAACGAGCCGCGGCCTCCGGGGCCGCGACTGACGCCGACCTCCCGGACGTCACCTTCGCGCACGACGGGGTCGGCTTCGCGGGTGAGGAGAAAACCACCTCGGAGCCGTACATCTACCTCGAGCCTGACGAGGTGAAGCATCTCCAGGCCTACGCCGCGGCCTACGGGATGCGGGCGGTGGCCATCGGCCGGTTCAAGCGGGGGAGTGACGGGCTCCCGACCGGGGCCTCCTCTCGCGCCTTCTACCTGTGGAACCCGAACGATATGGAGAGGACTGACGCCGGGACCTACCGGGGCTCGCCGACCGACGGAAAGTGGGCAGCGAAGATCGCCGAACCCGACGGGACCGCCGACGGTATCTACCCGGCCGACCTCTCGAGCTTCCACCTCACCCACGGCCTCGCCGGCAAGCTCGGGAAGGGCATCGTGAGTCCACCAGAAAACTCATCCCTACCAACAGGTGAGGACGATGAGTGACGGGGACGACGGGGTGAGCTACGAGACCCGAGAGGTCGACGCCGAGGTGAAGCCGCAGCTGACGATGTACGATGAGCAGGTGATCGACCACCTCGAGGGTCAGGCCGAGATGGCCGGCCGGCCGCGGACCATCGAGTACGCCTGCGGTCACGCCCTGGTACAGTCCGACCGGAAGGTGACGCCGGCGACCTGCCCGGAGTGCGGAGCCCGGCTCACGTCAGGGGGTGAGGACGATAGATGAGGGAGCTCCCGAAGAGCCCTGGCCGTCGACGCCGGAGAACGCCCGCCGGGAGTTCGGGCCCGGCGACCTCGTCGCGGTCGACTTCGACGGGACGCTCACGAAGGGCGAGGCGAAGTACTGGGCCGGCGATGTTGAGCAGCCCCGCGAGGAGCTCGTTGAGTGGGTGAAGGAGCAGTACTACTCGGGGGCTCACGTCGTGGTCTGGACCGCCCGGCCCTGGTCGCAGGCCAACGTGATCGCGGCCCGCCTCACCGAGTGGGGCGTTCCCTACCACGGCATCCGGTGTGAGAAGGGCGGCTCCGACGGGTACGTGGACGACAAGGCGGCCCGGCCGAGCGAGGTCACGGGGTACGCCTACGAGGACGACGAGGTGACCGATGCCGACGACTGACCTGGACGCGATCACCGCGCTCCAGATTCTGCTACTGCTGACCATCGGGAGCGGGGCGGCCGTCCTGCTCCTGGAGGTGTTCTAAGAGATGGATAAACACGAAGCCCAACGGAAGAAGCGAGAAGGTGACCAGATACTCGAGGCCCTCGGTGACGTCCCCGTCGCCTACGGCTTCACCTGCGAGCTGCCCGCGGCTCACGATGAGCCGCTTCACGAGCTGGACCGGTTGTGGTACGATCACTTCGACGCCGGCGACCGGAACTGGATGTTCATCCTCAACGGCGACGACGACGTCAGGGAGATCGAGTCCCTCGGGCTGCTCCTCGAGGCGGGGGCCGGCTTCGTTATCTGCGACAACACCCTGCTCGCCAAGGTCACGCCGCTCGGAGTGACCTGGTTCTTCGACCCGGACACCGGCGACTCCCTCACCGCGGACGTCGACGGCGATCAGGAGGTGAGGTACTGGGACGACCAGGTGATCGAGGTGCTGCACACCCGGCTGACAGAAAAAGGGAAAGACCTGCCACCCTTACAAGAGATTGTCAGCAACGACAACTGACCAATCAGGTATGGCAGGAGACGACTACCGCAGCAAGGCCATCCGCCTCTTCGGTGAGCGATGCCTCCACTGCGGGTCAGGTGAGGAGGTGAAGGTTCACCATATGGACGGCGATCACGCTCACTCCCGGCGGGACAACCTCGTCCCGCTTTGCCAGGAGTGTCACGTACAGCTGCACCGCGGGGCTCCCCCGTACACGGTCTGGTTCTCTCTCGGTCAGCCGGTGATCCAGGCCCTCGATGAGCTCCGGGAGGCCCGCGGGCTCCGGTCGCGCAGCGAGGTGATCGCCCGGCTCATCCAGGAGGGTGAGGACGGTGACCTGGACCGAGACACCTGGTCGCTCCTGTCGACGTACACCGACTCGATGTACCGTAACGATGAGATATGACCTGCTTCCCGCCGGAGGTGTACCGACGCCCGCACGACCCCCGGGGTTCGCGGCCGATGGATGCCTATCCAGGCCCGTCGACAGCGGGGTATCGCGGGCCCGACCGGATGGCCGTCCCGCGGTTTCAGTCCTGGAGGTGGCTTGATTCGTGAGCTCCGCCGACGTCCCGGGTAAGACGCGCCGGCTCGTTGAGCTCGCCGAGGAGAACCCGCTCCGCCACCCGGCCCTCTCATCGCTCGCGCTTCACGACTACGAGTACCGGGCCCCGCCCTTCCTCCGGGAGATAATGGGCTCGGTGTACAAGGCGCTCGAGCATCCCGATGAGTACCCGCGCCGGCTGGCCCGGCTGTACCCTCGTGAGCACGGGAAGTCCGAGACCGGCTCGCACGTTATCCCGGCCTGGGCCGCGCTCCGTGATCCGAACATCCGGGTGCTGATCCTGATGGAGTCGGAGACGAAGGCCAAGGAGAAGCTCCGGCAGTGCGCTAAGACGATCAGGCAACACGGGGGGAAGTTCGGCCGGCAGATCGATGAGGACAACGCGACGAACCTCACCCTCGAGCGGACGGCGAATCACGCCGAGCCGACCATCGCGGCCCGCGGGATGGACTCCAAAATCACGGGGGGCCACTACGACGTCCTGATTTTTGACGACATCGTGAGCTGGCCGACGCAGCGGACCGAGACGCAGCGGGAAAAGCGGTGGTCGCAGTTCCAGGACTACCAACAGAACCTGGGGTCAGCCGGCGAGTCCGTGTACCTCGTCCTCGGGACCCGGAAGCACAACGAGGACCTGTACAGTCAGTTGATGGACACCGCCCTGTGGGACGTTGAGGTCCGCAAGGCGATCAGCGACTACTCGATTATCGAGAACGGGGAGTTCACGGTCACGACTGACGCCGGGAACACCTACCGGGGCGACAACATCTCCGCCATCGACACCCGGAACGAGACCATCCTGGATATCGACCCCGACCGTGAGGTGGAGACGCTTTGGCCCGAGCGGTGGCCCCTGGACGCCCTGATCGAGAAGCTCCTCTCCGAGCTCCAAAGTGAGGACGGGTCGTCCCTCGTGTTTAAGCGTGAGAACCAGAACGACCCGCGGGCGATGGAAGGGCAGATTCTCTCCCAGGATATGCTCAACTACGCCTCCCCGGGTGAGGTCCCTGACGAGGGGCTCCGGTTCATCGCCGGCGTCGACGTCGCGGTTGAGGACGACGCCGAAAAGGCGGCCCGCGGGGACTCCGACTGGTGGGCCGTCTCCGTGATCGCCGACCACCCGACCTCCGGGGTCAGCTACCTCGTGGAGCTCGAGCGCAAGCGGGGGATCAGTATGAAGCGGGCCCTCGGCTGGATCAGGACCGTCCTCAACGGCGTCGAACGGACCTGGGGGGAGCCGGTCTCCCGGGTGATCGTTGAGAGTAACCAAGCGCAGCGGTGGCTCGTCCAGGAGGCCCGCGAAGAGGACATCCGGTTCCACCGGAGCTCATCGTCCGGGTCGAAGGAGGAGCGGATTATCTCGATGAGCTCCCGGTTCGAGGCCGGCCGGGTGAAGATCGTGGACCGCTCCCTCGAGGGCGAGACCGAGCAGAAGGCTGCCCGGGAACGCGCCTCGCAGAAGTGGCAGTCCTTCGCGGATGAGTGGGTGAGCTTCCCGACCGGGGCTCACGACGACCGGCTGGACTCCGTCGAGATCGCGCTCCGCGGGGTCAGCGGTGAGGAGGTACAGGAGTCCGAGTTCGATATGAGCGACCTGCCGACGTGACACAACTATGACTCAAGAGACACCAGAACGCGAGCCCGACGAGGTACTGTTTAGGTGGACCAAACATCCCGACGCCTACCCGGAGCTATCCCACTGCCCGAGCTGCGGGGAGCCGGTGACCGTCCCGTGGTACGACCCGTTCGCGGGGAAGCCCGCGGACCCGGTGAGGTGTGAGCAGTGCGAGCGGGACCTCCGGCTTCCGACGTACGCCGTGAAGGACCAGCTGTGCATCCTCTGTAAGATACCGCAGGCCGACGCCGACGAGGGGGTCGCCTACCGCCGGCTCGAGACCGGGGAGCGTATCTGCTCAAACTGCACCGGTGACCTTCGGGCGTTCAAGTACGAGCTCGCGGCTCAACACTTCGTCGCGGAGTACATCTCCGACGATCACCGGCAGGCCATAATCGCGGCCCTCTCCCGGGTGGCCGATGAGTACGAGGGCGAGTACACGTTCACCTTCAACGCGAACGCGAAGTACGGCCGGATGGAGCCCGACCCCGACGAGGACCTCACCGTCCAGGACCTGATCGAGGGCGAGGCCGACCCCGAGGACCTCCCGGATGAGGTCCGTCAGGACGTCACCACCGAGACCGAGGAGGCCGGCGATGAGGAGTAGCGTCGGCCTTCCGAACGGTCAGGTATGCGTACAAAAAACTCGGGTATGGGAGCTGGTTCTGACCCGCCCGACGGTGAGGACGTGGTCCGGGATGAGGGGTACTCCGTCGACACCGAGGAGGGCCCGAAGTACGTTATCTTCGACCCGGAGAACCCGCTCGCCTGGATCATATCTGACTGGTTCGGGACCCCGCCGGACGCCGATGAGGATGAGGACGCCGTCGACGGCGAGGGGCCGGCGGAGTGACCCGGCCGGGTATGGGTACAAAGTTACGCACAACGCCTGCCACCTATGAGCTCCGAACCTGAAAGTCCGGTACAGCGGCTCGGGACCGACGCCGACGGTCGGTCGGTCCTGCTCGCGCCGTACAACGAGAACCTGGCATCGCAAGCGGTCGGGAAGAGCCTGGCCGATCAGACCGACACCGACCCGGAGACCACGACGCCGGACCCCACCAGCGATGAGGGGAAGGACAAGCGGGAGGGTGGCCCCATCCGGCGGTTCAACGACGTGTTCACCGACCTGGGGTCAGTCCAGCTCGAGGCCCTGGCCCTGGACGGATACGAGATCGCCCGGGCGACCGCGAAGTACCGGGACGAGCTTTTCCGTAACGAGTTCCCGCTCCTGGAGCCCCGGTTCGCGGTGAAGTGTGAGACCTGCGGGGCCGAGTACAGCGAGGAGGTGGAGGCCTGCCTCGAGTGTACGCGGAAGTACCTCATCCAGGAGGGCATCGATGAGAACCCCCCGCGGGACCTGGACGAGATCGACCCGGATCACTACCAGGGTCAGACCCGCGGGCCCGACCCGCAGCAGAAGCGGGAGGCCGAGCAGCTCTTCGAGTCGGTGAACAAGGAGGGGCAGTCTATCCGTGCCCTGTACAAGCACTGCGAGGACGATCACGCCCGGCTCGGTATCGGGATGCACATCGTCAGGTGGAACTACGCCATCGCCAAGGGCGACTCCTCGGTGTTCGACCGGGGCGAGATTATCTACCAGGACGTTGAGGAGCTCGTCCGGGCTGACCCAAAGCGGGTGGTCCCGGTGGTCGATGAGAACGGCCGCATCGGGAACTTCTGGTGGGCCTGCCCGGTTCACCGCCCGCCGAACCCCGAGGCGGTCGTCAGCCAGGAGCCCGGCCGGTGTGGTGAGTGCGGGGCCGAGCTCCAGGAGGTGTACTACATCGAAAAGCAGAACGGCTCATCGGCGACCCGGGACCCGGAGAAGTACTACTTCGATCACGAGGTGGTCGACTGGGCCTTCTGGTTCCCGCGCCTCAACGGGAAGGACGGCCTCTCGCCGGCTCACCACGTCTGGCTCAAACAGTCCATCCTCCACTGGATGGACGTGTACGGCTCGGCCTTCTACGACCCCTCGAGCGACCGCTACCCGAACAAGTTTATGGTAGTTCATACCACGAACCCGGACACCTGGGAGCGGAACTTCAAGAAGGCCGAAGAGGACTCGAAGGAGAACCCGTACAGCCAGCAGATTATGATGAACGAGTACAGCTCGGAAAGTCAGTCGACACCGGAGGTCCAGGTGATCGACCTGATGAACGACGAGCTGCTCGGGCAGGATGAGCAGCTGAAAAAGCAGTTCAAGAGCGACATCCGTCAGGCCTGGGACGTTACTGACGTGTTCGACTCGGAGCTCGAGGAAGCCGGCGGGCTCAACAACGAGGGGCTGCAGCTCGAGGTGACCGACCGGGGTATCGCCACCCGTCAGCACGACCTGGCGAGCGGGCCCCTGGATGAGCTCACCAAGCTCCTCGGGGTGACCGACTACCGGATCACGTTCATCCCGGCCCAGGACGCCTCGGCCGAGGACCAGCAGGCCAAGGTCGACCTGGGTCAGTCCGCGGCCGACGCCGGGCTCGAAGCCCGGTGGGAGGACGGTGAGGTCGATATCTCCGACGGCGAGTTCGAGGAGAGTTCTGACGACGGCGGGGGCGGCTTCTTCTCGGAGGACGGCGACCGCGATGAGGCCGGGGGTGATCCGGAGGACCTGCTCGGGGATTTTAGCGAGGGCGAGCTGGCGGACCTCTCCACCAAGCTCGCCGAAGGTCACGAGCATATGGTGTGGGCCGAGGCCGATCAGAAGGCCGACCCGTTTTGGGAGGACGACGACGTCGTCCCTGACTTCGTGAAGGAGGCCCTCAACCGGGTACTGGATGAGTTCGACGTTATCTACGACCAGATCGAGGACCTCGGCCCGGGTGACATCGACCAGCTGAAGGAGCTCTTTCGTGAGAACCTGACGCAGCCCGAGGGGTGGTCTCTCAAGAGCATCCGGGACGACATCCAGGACGCCTTCGACGTCAGCTACGAGAAGGCCGAGACCTGGGCCCGGACCGAGTCCTCGCGGGTGCTCAACAAAACCCGGGAGGAAGCGTACAAGGCGCAGACCGATGAGGAGGGAGCGGGCGACAAGGTGTTCAAGTGGACCGGGCCGGGGACCCCCGACGACGGTCACACCACCGACGCCTGCGTGTGGATGAAAGAGCAGACCGACCCGGCCTACGGGGGCGAGCCGGTCACCCTCGAGGAGCTCCATCAGCTGGCCCGGGAGGCCGCCGACCGGTTCTTCCCGGAGCTCAAGTACAGCGACGACTGGGTGCTTCACCCTCACGAGCGCCACACCTTCGTGGAGTCCTTCAAGGCCGACTTCGGGGCCGAGCCGTTCCCGGGGACCTTCCAGGAGGCAGCCTGACCTATGACAGTAAGCGAGACCTTTTCGGACTGGTACGACCGGATGAAGAGTGCGATCAGCGAGACCGTCGGGCCGGGTCAGCAAACGGGCGAGCAGCTCAAGAGTTGCGTCCGGCAGGTGATGGCCCAGGGTCACGACCGCGAGGCGGCCTACGCCATCGCCAACGAGACCCTCAAGGCCGACCTCGAGAAGAGCGAGCGGGATGAGCTCCTGGAGACCGCCCGGGAGATGAGTAAGTACGACGCGCAGGTCCCCCTGACGTACGGGAACCTCGTGGAGTACGCCGGCGTCGACGTCAAGGGTGAGGATGAGCTCGAGCTCCCGAAGTCGTGCCGTCGGTGTAACACCGAGACCCGGGTGAAGGGCTCGTTTATGTGCCCTGACTGCGACCCCGCGGTCAACCCCGAGAAGGACGAGTACGAGCTGGTCGGCTCCGGGGTACAGGAAGCGAAGGGTGAAAGTGAAGAGGAGACCGAGAAGGCCGAGGAGGGGGCCGCGACCGCTTCGCGGAAGGTGTACCTCACGCCGTCGACGGCGGATGAGGCCCCGGGCGATGCCCAGGTGAAGAGTGACGACCGCGGGCTGTACTACGAGGAGTCCGTCGACGGCGTCGATCAGAAGGCAGACCCGATGGCCAACGGTCACGACCTGGACCCGGCGACCGGTGAGGGGACCTGCAAGTCGACCGGGGAGACGATCACCGCCGAGACGATGCAGGACCTCACCGAGGACTGCCCTCACTGCGGGGAGGCCCTCTCCGTGATCGACGCGAAGGCCGACACCGAAGAGGGCGAGACCGGGGCCGACCTCTTCCTGGTCCGGCCGGGTGAGGGTGAGGGCGATCAGTACAACGCGGACGTCCTGGGGGTCGGCGTCGACTTCCCGGAGTCCGGGGTGTACATCGACTGGTATCTCGAGGCGTTCCCGGACCCGCTCGATGAGGGTCACGTCTCCGAGTACGGCTCCCTCGAGGACTTCACCAAGGCCAGCGGGAACCAGGTGGAGCTCGTTGAGACCGTCCGGGTCCCGGTCGCGCAGAAGCTGGCCGAGAAGGCCGTCCCGGACAACGCCGTCCCCATCGACTCGCGGGGCGAGGCTCCTGACGGGGCCAAGGTGATCGAGGGCGACCGGGGCGGGCTGTACTACGTCCCGGAAGGTGACGAGGGCGGGGGTGACGATCAGGACTTCTCGGACGTCGACGTCGATGAGGACGGCGAGGAGTTCTTCATCTACGAGGACCTCCTCTCTCGGGACGTAACGCTGCCGGGAACGGAAGAAGAGGCCGGTGGAGCCGGCGAAGGTGACGGCGACCCCGGGGGTGGAGACGGGGAGGAGGCCGGTCCAGAATTCCAGGAAGGCCAGGAGATCGAGAGCCCGGACGGTGAGCCCGCAACGGTGGCCGCCTACGACGAGGAGACCGACGTGGTTCTGTACGAGACCGAGTCGGGAGAGGAGCTGATGGCCCCCGGCGACAGCTTCCGGGAGACCGAGGAGCCCGAGGTGAGCGAACGGGAGGAGCGCCTCTCCGAGCTCACGGGCATCCGGAACGTGAACGTGGACGACCTCTCGGATGAGCAGGTCGACGCGTTCGAGACGGCCTGGGAGGACTTCGATGAGGCGGTCGGCGTTCCCGATCAGGCCGTGTTCAACCTGACCACCGAGCCCCCGGACGACGTCGGGATGGGGGCCGGGGCGAGTTACACCCTCTCCTCGAGGCGGCTGTACCTCAACCCGGACGGCCTGGACCCCGAGTCCAAGAAGGAGGACTTCGAGGAGGGGTACATCGCTACCGAGACGGTGGAGGGGTCGATGTTCCACGAGCTGGCTCACGCCAAGCACTTCTCCGACGCCCTCGGCGGGGACGGCCCCGGGATGAGCGAGCTCCGGGAGGCCGAGCTCACCGATGAGCAGAAGGAGATCGCGGAGGAGGAGGTGAGCTGGTACGCGAGCACCTCACCGACCGAGTTGGTCGTGGAGGTGAGCTCCGGGCTGTACGAGGGTCAGGAGTACAGCGATGAGGTGCTCGAGATGTACGAGGAACTTGGCGGTCACGAGGTGAACGCATAATGGTAGATATGGACCGCGTTGATGAGCTTCCGACGGAGTACAGGGTCGCAGCGAAGAACACCGTAACGTCGGTCGACCGGGTCCGGCTGGCGGGCAAGAACATCCAGGAGGCCGCGGGTGAGGGTGAGGCCGAGCAGAAGGCCGTCCCCGACAACGCGGTGAACATCGACTCCCGGGATGAGGCCCCGGAGGACGCCGAGGTGATCGAGGGCGACCGGGGCGGGCTGTACTACGTCCCGGCCGACGGCGAAGAGGGCGAGGACGATGAGGGCGGTGAGGTGACGACCGAGGAGGTCGGGGAGACCGCGGCCGCGGTCACCGAGGAGTTTATGGAGAAGGATATGGCCCCGAAGCCGGAGACGCCGGCGGACCTCAACAACGGCTTCTGCAACGCGGTCGCCGAGGCTATCTTCGAAGAGGCCGGCGGGCCCGAGGGGATGGAGATTCGTGAGGCCCACACGATGGGGGGCCGCCACCAGTGGGTCTCTTACGAGGGTCAGCACTTCGACGCCGAAGCGACCGAGGGCGTCGACAGTTACGAGGACCTCCCGGTGTGGGACCGGTTCGGGTCTCCGGGTGACGCCGAGGTCGTGAAGGAGGGCGGTGACGATCAGGAGGAAGAGACCGTGGAGGTCGCCGGCGAAGAGGTGGCCGTCGGTCAGGACGTCACCGTGAGCATCGAGGGCTCCGGGAGCGTCAGCGGGACGGTGGACGATATCGTGGACGTGAACGGGACCCCCTGGCTGATGGTGGAGGGGGAAGATTCGGGCCGGATCAACCAGTACTCCTCCGAGGACATCGAGTCCGTCGACGCGGAGTGAGGTGCTGGCCCTGACCGGTCAGCTGCGGAGACTTACTTCACGGGTACACTCTCGCCGATTACTATACTTATCTGCTTATCTGACACTATGGTAAACCGTCCGACCTGACCGGTCAGGGGGACGGGCTCACCGCGACATATCAACCGTATGCTGCTATAAAGAGTCGGCGGGTCAGTCCTCGAGCGGGTCGTACCCGCAGTCCGGACAGCGGTGACCGGTCTCATCGAGCTCCTCGCCGGTGGGCTGATACCCACACTCCGGGCAGGAGCTCGGCTGGTCCTGGCTCATCGGCTGACGGTCTCCTTCACCTCACCGCAGCCCTCGCAGCGGTTCTCCCACTCGGCGGGGCCGACCTGCACCTGGTTGATCGCGGTCCCGCAGTCGTCGCAGAACCCGTCAAGTTGAGCTCGCTCGTCAGCGGTCAGGTCGTCAGGGTCCCAGTCCACTACGAGGCCGTCCTCCCACATCGCCTGCAGGACGACCGGGGTGTACTTCCGGCCGTCACCGTACGGCTCCAGCCCGACGCCCTCGCGGGCCGGGCGGAAGTCATAGGGGCGGGAGTTCCCGTAGCGGTCGATGGTCGTTGCGCGAACGAAGCCCATTGAGAGTCGGTCGATTTGAGTTGCCATAGCCTGTTACCTCCGTGTACACTTCAACGATGGACAGCCGTCACCTTAACCGTTGTCCTTCGTGAACAACCGCAAAAAGAGCCGCCGGGTCAGCTACCGCCGGTCGCCTATCGCCCGCAGGTTGTTCTCCCGGGTCCCGAGGATGCTCATACACTCCGGGCAGTGGGCTACCTGGACGCGCTTCCCGTCCTCCTGACCGAAGCCGTACTCCGGCATCGACGGCCCGTCCGAGTCGGGCCCGCTGGTCCAGCCGCAGTCGCACTCGTAGCTCATCCGAGAATCACCTCAACCTTCTGCGCCTCGCTCCCGTTCCATTCGGCCTCGAGGCCGGCTTCGTGAGCGGCCCCCATAATGAGGCCCGCGACTTCCGCGGAGGTCGCCTCCCCGCGGCCGCCGAAGCCGACGTGGATGCTGTCGACGTCGTAGGTAGCGAAGTCCTCCTCGCCCGGGAGGCTCCCGTAATTCTCGTTGAGGTCCTGCTCGTGGTAGTACGCGGCCCCCTTCACGTCGTGACCCTCATCCTCCAGCTTGTGGCAGTGGTTGTCGGCCGAGGCTGACGCGCAGCCGGTACAGCAGACCCGGCCCTCGATGGTCACTACGTTGTGCTCGCGGAGGGTCTGGAACATCTCCCGGAGCTCCTCCGGGCCCTCGTCCTCGATCACGAGGTCGTTGTATTCGGGGTCGCAGCTGTACTTCGCGGTCGTCTCGTCGGTGGTGTCGGTTTCGGTCATAGCCTGTTACCCTCTATCCTCAACAACGACGGGTGACCCCTTAACCGTTGTCCTTCGTGTTTAACCGGATTCCGTGAGGGGTTTTACCAGACCAGTCAGGGGGGTGTGGCAGGGTATGGGTACAAACGTATGAACCGATGAGTGCCGGTGGCTCAACCACCCGTCTCGCAGGTCAGTATGGAGTCGTAGGTCACCGAGCGGGCAGCTCATCCCCGCTCGGACAGGTGAAGGTGAAGGAGGACGGGACCCGCCGGCGGGAGTTGGTCGACGTCGAAACGTTGGATCAGGAGAGTCGGGAGGCCCTCGAGGCTGACGACTTCGTGATTTACGGCCGCGCCTCCGTGGAGATGTTTGACGAGGACGAGCCCTCGCAGATGCTCACGATGGAGGCCCTGGCCAAGGCGCTCCCTCAACTGTACGAGGACGGGATTATCAGCCGCCGGCACAAGGATATCCCGGTCGGTGAGGTGATCCCCGAGCACGAGCTCGAGGAGCCTACCGACGTACAGGTGGGAGAAAACACGCTCACCTTCGAAGCAGGAGATCGCCTCGAGACCCAGGTGGTCGAAGAGGGCGAGGCCCGGCCGGGCGACGGCGGGGGCTCCGCTTCCGAGGATGAGTTCTGGATTGTTGCCAAGCTGAAAAACGGCAGCGAGATAGCGAAGGAAACCCGACTGCGGGCCCTCGCCGGAGACCTGGACGGCTTCTCGGTCACCATCTACGCGAAAGAGTGGGAGGAGACCGAGCAGGGTCAGGTGGTCACGGAGCTGGACTGGCACGCCGTGACCATCGGCGAGGAACACAAAATCAAGAACAAGGAGTCTCGGTTCGGTGTGGCCGAGTTCAAGGCCCGGTTCGAGGACGCCCTGACGGGGGTCCTGCCGGGCAGCGGTGACGCCGGGGGAGCCAGCTCCCTGGCCGAGCAAGTACACCAGAAGGCTAACACAACAATGAGCGACCACTTCAACGGTCAGCTTTTCACGAAGGCCGGTTCCGACCTCGGCTTCGATGAGTCGCGGCTCGCAGCTGCCGCGGACCTGATGCAGAAGTCCGAGGGCTCGGATGACGAGGCCCTCCGTGAGAAGGCTGACGAGATCGCGGAACAGCACGAGGTCGACGTCGACTCCCTGGTGGCCACGGCGAAGGCTATGTTCGGGGCGGAGACGAAGGCCAACGAAGACATTTCAGCCATCCTCGAGCAGGTCGAGGAGCAAATCAACCCCGAGGCCCGGGCGGCCCTCGAGATCGAAATGGGTGACGGAGCACCCGACGGCGATGAGGGCGGCTCGGAGGACGCCGAAGAGGCGGCCGAGGGTGAGATGAAGGGCGAGGGCGAGGGGCCCCCGTCCGGCGACGGTGAGGAAGAGGAAGAAGAGGAAGAGGACGAGAAGGAGCTCCCCGAGGAGGCCGTCTCCAAGGAGGAGCTCGATCAGCGGCTCACCGAGCTCCAGGACTCCACGGTCAGCAAGGAGGACCTGGAGGACGTGAAGTCCGACCTCGAAGAGGCGTCGAAGTCCGCGATCAGCGAGGCCCTCCCGGGCATCGTTGAGGACGTCGGCGAAAAGATGGCCACCGGCGAGACCAGCTCCCCCGCCGGCGGTTCGACCGCGGATTCGGTCGACTACTCCGAGGACATCGCGGGAGCGTTCTCCCCGAACGGGGAGGGAGGTAACTAACAATGAGCATCGCAGAATCTGTCAGTACGGGCCTCGGGAAGTACGCGCACGCGCAGAACCGTGTCGCGGACGGCTTCCACTGGGCCGACTCCCTGGCGGGGCTGTACGGCAAGTCCGACAGCCTCTTCCAGAAGTCATCGTTCACGAGTTCCGACGCCGGGATCAACAACCAGGCCTTCGGTGAGGTGCTGTGGCAGCAGGCCAACACCAAGACCCCCCTGTGGGGGATGCTCCCGAAGGTCCCTTCGGACTCCCCGGTCAACTCGATCAGCGACCCGCGGCCGCAGACCTTCCGCCGGGTGTTCAACCCGCCGGCTCACTCCTCCAACTCGGAGGGCTCGGGCTGGTCGCCCCCGGTCACCTTCGACGTCCGGGAGACGAGCGCCGACCCCCACGAGGGCGAGATGCTCTTCGAGGCGACGGTCCTGCAGCAGCTCCAGGCCGAAATCCAGGACGGGGTTCCGTTCGAGAACCTCACCCAGATCGGCGAGGAGTACTTCCAGCTGTCCCTCGAGGCCAACGGGGTCGCGGCCGCCAACGAGAGTTCGACGGGTACGGGCACGCAGTACTCGAACCTGACGGACATCGTCCCGCTGGACAAGGTCGTCTCCTCGGCTGACGAGGAGGCCAACGCGGACGACACCGCGGGGACCGCCTACGCCGCCGGCGACACCGACGTTTACGGTATCGACCGGTCGGCGACGGGCGACGGCGGGGCCAACGAGGCCAACCACTTCGACGCGGTGGTCGACCACAACTCGGCCGGGGGCGACCGCCAGCTGACGAAGGACCTCGTCAACGGGATGATCGAGTCCCTCGAGACGAACGGGACGGACCTCAACAACCTCGTGATGTACACGGGGACGGACACGGCCCGGGTCCTCTCGGAGCTGCGGGAGTCGCAGTTCCGGGCGGATATGATGGCCAACGCGGTCGCGCAGTCTCTCGGTCGCGGGACCGACGAGGCGGAGGCCCGCCAGGGCGTTGAGACAAACGCCCGGATCAGTCACTGGGACGGCATCCCGGTCGTCCAGGGTCAGAACGTAGCTTCGGACTCCCTGTCCCGAATCTACTTCCTGGATATGACCAGTATGACCGACCCGGTCACCGGTCAGCAGGTCCCCAAGCTCGGCGTCGAAGTGTACCTCCCGATGGTCACGGAGACCGCCGGCCTCGGGCAGGCCACCAACACGCTCGCCATCGACAAGAAGGCCGATCAGGTCGGGGTGCTCACGTACCACGAACTGGTCTGCCGTCGGGCGAACCACCAGGGCAAGCTCCGGGACCTCGCGGAGTGAGGTGACCGGTGGCTTATCCTGATCCCGGAGATGCACGTACCGCCCGCGAACTACAAGCGGCCGGCCCCGTGAGGGGGCGGGTCTAACAGAAAAATGACGATTGCACATACCGCTTCGAACCAAGAACTGGAGGACGAGGGCGAGGACGAGCTCACGGTGGCTGCCCTTCGGTACACCGGCCCGCAGTCGGTGTACAACACGACGGCCCTGCGGAACCAGGGGTACTTCCCGAGCGTCGGGGTACTCCAGGGCGGCCCGAACGGTGAGCCCGGCCCGTGGGTGGTCGCGCTCATCCCGAGCAAGCGCCTCGGCTTCTACGAGACCCACCGGGACCTCGAGATCGACTACTCGAAAGAGGCGGTCGCCGAGGCCCTGGTCGAAAAGAACACGCTGCCGAGCACGGTGTTCGGCCCGAACGAGGACCCGAACGTCCGGGACCGTATCCTGGACCTCCTCGAGATGGACACCATCCCCCGGACCAACGAGGGCATCCGTGAGCAGCTTGCGGAGATCGCCGGGGAGGAAGTCGACGCGGGTCAGGAGGCCGAGGAGGAGGGCTTCGACTTCGACCTCACCCGGTCGGAGCTGTGGTCTGTCTGCAAGCCCCTGGACCCCCCGTTCGACTGGAACGGGCTCAAGGTCACCGAGGCCGAGGAGTTCCTCCAGGAGCAGGACGACGACACGGTCCGCCGGCTGGTCAACCAGCTGAAGCAGGGCGAGGACCCGAGTCTCGAAGAGGACGACGACGCCGATAACGGAGGTGACAACTAACAATGGCAGATGAGAACCTGGGGGCCCGGCAGGTGGAAGAGGTGACGCAGGACGTCACCAACCTCACCAACGCCGACAACGAGCCCCTTTCGACCTGGACTGACGACGCCGGCATCGATCAGGTGGACAACGCGCAGGTAGTGAGTCACGACGACAAGAGCTTCCTGACGAAGGTCGACCTGGCGAACGAGCAGGTGCTGGTCGTCGCGGTGGCCGACGGGTCTGTCCCCACCGCGGGGACGGACGTCGGCTCGATCACCCTCCGACTCGAAGGGCGGAGGTGACTGACTGATGCCCTACGAGGTCCTGGACGCGAACGCAAACACCGGGGCGATGAGCACCGCGATCAGCGACTTCGCGGGAACCGTCTCGAGTGTCGACTCCGTGGAGGACGTCACCAAGCTCGGCCGAGACCGAGTAGCGATCACCGTACAGTACACTGCGTGATATGGCTCGGACCATCTACGCACTGCCCGTCGACGTCCTCCGGAAGTTCGACCCCGGTCTGACCCAGGAGGACCTCGACTCGAATTCACTCTTCGGGAACGAGGACACCGAGCTCGTCCGGTCGTACATCGAAGCCGCCGAGCGGAAGTTCGACTCCCGTACCGGTCACCCGTTCCGGGAGACCCGCGAAGGGGTCAGCGGTGAGCCCCGCACCTACGAGAAGAAGGACGCCGACTTCTGGCGCTACCAGGACGGGACGAAGATATGGCTGGATCACTACCCGGCCGTCCCTCTCTCCTCCGTGGAGGGTGACGCCCTCGAGATACGGACCGGCCGTGACACCTGGAAGGATATCACGGACGACGAGGGGACCCTGTACGAGGCCGACTGGATGGAGGGTACGATCACCATCTACGCGGCCCGGTACAGGGGCTCCTGGAGGAACGCCTCCTTTCAGAACAACATCCGGATCAGCTACCGGCACGGGGCCTTCGGGGGTCACCCGGAGCAGGGCGGGCAGACCGAGCTCACGATTGACACCACCGGGGACGGGACCGACACCACCCTGGACGTTGAGGACGCCAGCCGGCTCCCCCCGCGGGGCATCGTGAACCTCGCCGGGAAGGAGTACGCCTTCGTGAAGAGCCGGGATGCTGACGCCGACACGATCACCGTCGACCGCGGGGTCAGGTACACCGACGCCTCGAGCTCCACGCTGGTCTCCGGGGATACCGTTCACTACTGCCCGGAGAACATCCGCGAAGCGGTCGCGGCCCGGGCGGCCCGGGAGCTCATCAAAGTCGACCACATCGGAGACAACCTCCCGACCCCGGACGACGACCTCACCTTCTCGGACCTGATCGAGGACCTCGAGCGGGAGTGGTCAGAAGCCATCGCCGAGAACGCGGAGGCCACGCTCCTATGACAGTTGAGCTGGAGATGCAGGACTCGAAGATCGAGAGCATCTTCCCGGACCAGGACGTCCGGGTGCAGGTCGGTTTCACCACGGAGTACGCGGCCGCGGTGAACTACGGGTCCGACCCTCACTGGCCGCCGATGAGCCCGATGGTCAGATGGACCAACAAACTCGGGTGGGAGAACTACGGCCTGAAAGCGAGCCAGTCCGAGGACGAGCTTTGGGCCGCGGTCGACCGTCGACGGACCGAGGGTGAGCCGCTTCCCGGGGCCTACCATCTCGCAGCTCACATCGCGGAGAACGGAACCAAGCCGATGCTGTACGCTTCCGACGCGTTCGTCCAGGCTCAACAGGAGGGCGAGTCCTGGGTGGAGGGTCGGAACTACGACGCCGAGACCCCCATCGTGGAGATCGCTCAAGACTTCGGGAACTGGACACTTGAGCTCGCCAACGACAACCTGGTCCAGCGGGTCAGCTCCGCAGCGACCGGGAAGCTCCAACAGTCGGCGTTCCCGGCGGAGGTGCTGCAGAAGTGACCCGAGACTGCCGGACTCCGGCCGTGTCGTCCCCGATATCGGGCGAACGACAGGGGGGCCACAGTCGCGCACAGTCGCCTCGTGTGGCCGAGGAGGACCGGTCCGTAGCCTACCCCCTGGAGAAGTTTTCTCGGGATTCGGCCTCGTCGGGGTCTGTACCCCGTGAAAACAGCCGTCTCGGAGTTTTCGGGGGTTCGTTTCACCGGCTCCGTCGGGTGGTGGCAAGTCGGCTGCCCCCACGTCGGACGACGGGTGACCCCTTAAGGGTTGTCCTACGTGTACAACCGCGGGGTGTTCGGCCGTGACCCGGCCGACCTACGACGTCCAGGAGCTCACCATCGAGGGGGCTGACGGGACCTCCGGCTTCGAGGGCGAGTGGTCGAATCACAACACCGGCCCGGACGGTGACCCGGTACAGCAACCGCGGTTCATCGATATGGAAGCGCCGGGGCCGAGCGAGTCTTCACGGGCCCTCCCGTCAGACAAGCGGACCACCCCGCTCGTGTACGTTCACGATGAGTCCCCCACCAACATCGAGTGGGGTGACGTGACTCACTCCTCGCAGGACTACGAGTTCGCGGTGAGGATGGAGATCGTGATCGCCGACGAGATGGACGGCCGCTCCGGGAAGAAGCAGCGGAACGCCGTGGTACACGTCCTCGAGAACATCCGGGAGGCTCACCGGGCTCCCGTCGACGGTGTGTTCGGCTCGGCGTTCGGCGAGCTCAACCTCGTGAACATCGACAACACGCCGACCCGCTTCTCGAACCAGTGGCGGGCGTACTACGACATCCAGTACGAGGCCTTCGGTGTTATCTGACCCGGCTGGACGGGTATGGGTACAAAGATAGAACTATGCTCCGAGCACTCCGGGCCGGCCGACTCAACACGGCCCCCCAGGACGACGAGGGGGAAACCCCGTTCCCGGAACACCGCGGCTTCCGGGAGGAGCTCACCTACGACGAGGGTGAGGAGTTCGACATCCGAGAGAAAGTGACCGCCGACTTCGCGGGCCTCTCTCCGCAGCAGGCCGGGAAGGTAGCGAAGAAGGTGGAGGGCCTGCTCGCGGATCAGAACCCGCACTTCGAGATCGCCGATCAGGAGGACGACTAACCGATGAGCATCAGCACCCCACACCCGTACAAGTCCGAAAAGTCAGAAGTAAAGCTCGCCATCGAGGCCGCGCAGAAGGGCGAAGTCACCGTCGAACGATACCCGGGCTTCCTGCAAGGTGAGCAGGAGCTGCCCGACCCCGAGATCGACCTCACCGAGGAACACTACGTCGGCGGAGGCCGCGACCCCTACGAGCAGACCGAGGGGCAGTGGGGCTTCGACGCCGGCTCCCTCACGATGGTCCCGTACGACGGCTGGCCCATCGCCTGGGCTATGGGGGTCGACACCGTCGCGGCCGACACGCCGTCGGCCGGGCTGACGCAGCACACGATCACCCGGAAGCAGGACGGGCCCCCGCCGACCGCGACGATGGAGGCCGCCTACCTCGGTCGGGGCGGCTCCCAGGACGACTTCGTGAGGACCTTCCTGGGCTGTTACCCGGGCTCGGCGAGCATCGAGGTCAGCAACGACGGGAAGCTCACCGTCTCGGCTGACGTCCAGGCCCTGGGGATCACCGACGACACGCCGCACTCCACGGTCACCTCGGTATCGCTGCCGGACCGCGAGCCCTGGAAGTTCGACAAGGTGAGCTCGAACCTGGACCTCAAGTTCGGCGGGGCGAGTAACCAGTTCGCTCGGGTGACCGACTTCACCTTCGAGATCGCCAACAACCCGACCGCCGAGTACTATATGGAGAGCTCCGAGGCTCCCGAGCCGTACGAGATTCTGTACGGGAACGGCGGGTACACCTGGGACGTGACCATCGCGGTCACGGACAACTCCATCTACAACGAGCTGGTCAACTCCGGCGGGACCTTCACGGCGACGATGGAGTTTGCCAAGAACGGCGGGGACGAGACGCTCAAGTTCGAGGGCGTCGACTGCAAGCTCCCGAACGGGGCCCACCCGGTTCCCGAAGAGGGGAAGGTGGAGACGGAAATCTCGCTCAACCCCCGGCAGACCACGATCACCGTGGTCGACGGGACCGAGACCGACTCGTACCTGACCGCGGGGACCGCGGTGTGAGGTGACGCTCGGTGGGACCGAACCGCTACCAGTGCTGGTGGTACAGCGAGGTCCTCGGCTGGCGGTGTGACGCCTACCCGACGCCCGGGCAGGCCCAGGGCCGCCTCGAGGACGTCCAGACCCGCGAACACTTTACAAGGGGCCTGGTCATAGATATGCAAGAGCACCTGACTGGTCAGGGAGCTATCCCTACTCGTGAGGAGTTCGAAAGACGCCACAAACGGTACACGGAGCAACCTAACAATGTCTGACATAAGCCGCGGTGAGAAGCCCGAATGGTGGGACGAGCATCGAGACGGAAGCCGAGACGACGCGATGGTCTCCGACGAGACCGAGCGGGTGTACATCCGGGCCCCGAACCCGGAGGGTGAGGTCGTCCGGTTCTGGTTCGACGTGAAGCAGCTCACCTGGAAGGGCAAGAACAAGTACGTGAGCGAGGCGCTCAAGATCGGCGAGGACGCGACCGAGCTCCACATCGACTCGTACTACAAGAACTGCCTCGAGGCGATGATCCAGGATACCTCCGTCGACGGGGTCAGCGGGGACTCCGGTCTCTCCATCTTCCTGGCCGGGATGAGCCCGGAGCTCGGGACGAAGCTCCAGGAGGTGGCCCCGAACCCGGGTAAGGCCCTGACGGATCAGGAAGAAAAAAACTCCGACGAGCCCTTCGCGGAGGGAGTAGCGGAGGGCGATACGGGAACCCCGCCCGAGCCTACTATCAGCGACGAGCAATAGAGTACAAGCTCGTTGAGGAGTGGGACGGGATCACCCTCGAGGACCTGCGGGGCTCGTACACGAAGGAGGTCCGTCACCGGGAGCGGCTGACCCCGACCGCCGATCACCTCGGGGCGGCAGCCGCGGCCCTCTCCTTCCTGGCCGCCGGGGTGGCTCACGCCGGGGCCCTGCTGCTCGGGGGGATGTTCCTCGCCACCGCCCTCGGTCTGTGGTGGAAGGGTGAGGAGCTCGCCGACCGCCTGGACGTCGGGCCGGCCGTCGACGTGATCGAGCACGTCCAGCCGGGGCTCACCGATAAGGAGGTCGAAGAGTTCTCCGTCCTCCACCGGGAGTACCTGCAGATGAAAGACGAGAAGCGGGAAGAGATGCAGAAGGAGGCCCGTCAGAACAACGGCGGGGGCCGCCACCTCAACAAGCAGTAGCCTCCCCTTTTCGAGGGCCCGAGTCGGCCGGCCGGGTATGGGTACAAATCTACCAGTAAGAGTGACCACCCTATGGCCGAAGTCGGCGAACTAACCTGGATTGCGGAGATAAAGGAGATCGCCAAGTCGAAGAAGTCAGCCGAGGAGATGAGCGACGGCCTCGAGGGGCTCGCCGATCAGGCCCGCGAGACCGATGAGGCGATGGATCAGGTCGGGGACTCCTCCGGCTCACTAAGTGATAGCTTCGGGAGCCTCGGGACACAATCCGGCTTCGTCTCCGGGGCCCTCGGGCTGCTCGGGTCGGGGCTGATGCTCCTGGTCGGGCAGTTCACCTCGGCGACCACGGCGACCGGTCTCCTGACCGGGGCGGTGAAAGGACTGTACGGATGGCTCGTCGGGGGTGGTCTCACGTCAGCGTTCGGTACGCTGGCTGGTTATGCGAGCTCCTTCATCGGCTGGCTCGCGGCCGGGTCAGCCGGGGCCCTCGCCTTCGCGGCTGCCATCGGGGCGGTGATCGGCCTCTTCGCGGTCTGGATTCTCAAGATAACCGGGGTCCTGGACTGGATAGGGAGCCTCGGGACCGCCCTCGCCGAGTCACTACCGGGGTGGGCCAACGACGCCATCCTCGCGGTTATCAGTATCTTCGCCGGGGGGCTCGCGCTCCTCGGGGCCCTGATAATCGGGTTTATGGAGGGCGGCTTACAGGGGGCCATCGAGAGAGGTGAGGAGGTCCTCCAGATATTCGCCGGGGCCTGGACACGGCTCATCGGCGGGATAATGGACACCCTCAACGACTGGAAGGACGACGTTATCAGCCTCGCCGAAGGGGTCGCCGAGGACCTCGCCTCCGCGGTCACCACCGGGGTGACCGGGCTCTTCAACGCGGTCGTCCCGGACTCGATCACGCTCCCCGAATTCAGTATCGGGGGCCAGCGTATCGCGGTCGACATCCCCCACATCGGGGAGGTCGGAGCTAACGTCCCGGAAATCAGCCTCGGGGGCGACACCCTCAACTTCCCGCAGCTGGCCAGCGGGGGTATGATTGAAGAGGGCGGTGGGGCCGTCCTCCACCAGGGTGAGATGGTCCTCCCGGCTGACGTGAGCCAGGACGTGATCGCGGCCCTCCGTTCCTCCGGCGGAAGCGGGGGAGCGGGGACGACCCTCAACATCGAGCGCCAGGTGATCGAGATCGGCGACCAGTCCATCGACCTCTCCGAGCTGACCCGGACGCAGATGGAGACGCTCGCAGACCTGATCGCCGAAAAGCAGGGCGACGAGCTCACCACACTCATCGGGTGATAAAGAATGCCAGACGACACCACCGACCTGGACGTACAGCTGATCCGGAACGACGGGACCGACACGTTCAACCTCAAGGTGAACAAGTGGGACCGTCAGATCGGGAACAACATCGTGACGAAGGGCATCCTCGGGGTGGCCGGCGACCTCTCCGGTAAGGAGGTGAACATCGGCTTCGAGAAGTACACCCTGGACGGGAAGCTCAACAACACCCAGGACGGGACGTACCCGACCGGCGGGAACTACCCGGACATCGACACCAACACCTGGGAGCGGGCGACCGAGAAGGAGATGGCCCTGGCTCACGCCGCTCGGGTGTGGGGTCCGGACGCTTCTGACGGCTTCGACACCGTGGAGATCGGCCCGCGGACCCTCGGGGTTATGATAAGCAAACTGTCGACCACCGAGAACCGCTCAAAGACGGGGCCCGAGCAGTACAGCTTCACCGTCGAGCTCACGCACGCCGACGTGTACGTGGGGGACGACTGATATGGTGAGCGTCACCATCGCCGGGCAGGAGCCTGACGCCCTGATCGACGTGGAGACCAGCTCCCAGACCGGGGACCTCGGTCAGACCACTATCGTGGTCGGGTCGACCTCGTTCAACAAGCAGACCTTCGGGAGCGGTGACAAGGTGACGATCACCCGGCCGAACGATGAGGACTGGAACGGGTACGTCACCGGGAAGCCGACTCGGGCTGATAGCGGAACCCTCGAGATCGAGGCCCTGGACACCCGGTACGAGCTCAAGAACCTGGACGTCCACCGGGTGTTCTACGACAAGGACGACGGTGAGATAATTCGGTCCGCGGTGACCGAGCAGGCCGACGGGCTCGGTGAGGTTCGAGTCCACGAAGGAGACGACCTCTCCGGATGGACCGGCGACACGCCGTACTTCGAGCTCGCCGGGCTCGAAACAAAACAGATTCACGACCGGGGCTCCGACCTCATCTTCCTGGGCATCCCGAGCGGGTCCTCCGGGAGCTATGAGGCGACCTTCTCGGACGTCCCCGGCTTCGCCATCCCGGGTGACGGTCAGCTCCTCCGGCTGGAGACCCGGCTGCTCGTGAACGACCCCGGGAACCAGATAACCGGGCAGATCGAGCTCCGAGACAACGCCGGGAACCAGTACGTGTGGGAGGTGGAGTACCGCGGGACTGACTTCAACGAGTACGAGCTCAAAGCCGAGGATGCTGACCCTGACGGAGAGGTCGGCAGCGACGGAACCCTCGAGTACCGGTTCGAGGTGAGCGGGGAGCTCACCGACAACGTCGGCATCGTGATCGACTACGCCTCAACGTACCCGTACCAGCTGACGGACCGTTCCGGTTCGAGTATAACCGTGAACAACGTCGGAGACACCGGTCGGTCGATCACCCGGCGGGTCGATAAGTCGGCCCTCGAGATACTCCAGGACCTCCAGACCGAGAACGGGTACACCAGCTGGATAGATTCGAACGAGGACCTTCACTTCGAGCAGGCCGGCGGGAGCGGCCCCGGCCTCCAGATCGTCAGGGGGACGACCGCGGTCACGAAGGCCGACTTCAACACGAAGTACGACACCGTGAAGAACAAGGTCACCGTCCAGGGGGCCGGGAACGTACAGCGGACGCTCCGTGATCCCGGGTCCATCGCCTTCTACGGGGTGGCCCCGCGCAGCGAGCCCCTGGTCGATGAGACTATCCAGACAAACAGCGAGGCCGAGGACCGCGGTCGGGGCTTCCTCGAGGAGAACGCCTGGAACGACACGGTCGCAACTTTTGAGGTGGCCAACACCGAGTTCCAGCAACTCTCAAAGGGCGACTCGGTGTACGTCAGCTGGCCCCCGCAGAACCTGGACGGGGACTTCGTGGTCAACTCCAAGAGCGTCGACAAGTCCGGCATCGTCTCCCTGGACCTGGGGGTGAGGGTCTGATGGCCGACCTCTCATCGGATAAGAAGCTGGTGTGGCTCGGCTTCAAGAACCCGCAGCAGGACGTGAACCAGGCCGGGACGGACCTCCAGAAGCTCAAAGACAACGTCGGGGACTTCGGGACCTTCCAGGATCAGCTGGACGCCTACGACCTCGACGGCGACGGGAGCGATGAGGATATCTCGGACTTCACGCAGTTTAAGACCTACCTCGAGGACAACGGCTTCACCTCCCTCGAGGCCGACTCATTCATCCAGAAAATCAAAAACAGCTTTGAGGATGCTGACGAGGACGGGTCAAAGTACGGCGACTTCGAGACGTACGTCCAGGACACCGCGACCTCCTACGAGGAGCTGCAGTCGCAGTTCGGCTCAACGTCAGGTATGACAGGAGAGACCGAGACCGCCGACGGCGAGAAGGTCACCGGGATTATCTTCCACGAGGAGGCCGGGGTCAGCAAGGACGGGGTGAACGTCCCGCCCGGGACGACCGAGATTATCGGGAACCGTATCGAGTTCTCCCAGCCTGACGACATCGAGACCGGGGAGCCGCTTATGTCGTACAGCAACCTCCAGGTGAGCGAAACGACACCGTACACGTACGAGACGATCACGATCAGTGCGGACCTCGAGAACATCGGGGACGTGAGCGGTGACGCCTACCCGCAGCTGAAAGTCGACGGTGAGGTAGTGAAGGCCCAGGGCCCTATCTTCCTCTTTAACGGCGAGTCGACCACCGTGGAGTTCGAGTACAGCTTCGAGGAGCTGGTGAGCGTCGAAATGACCATCGACACCCTCGAGTCGCAAACGGTCTCGGTGATCCCGCCGATCCTGGGAGGGTACATCCGATAATGCCACGAAGAATTGAGGAGACGGTTGCGGAGAACCGGTCCGGACAGAAGCGCCTCGAGGGGTACGCCATCGAGGTTAGTTCTGACGCCACCCGCGACTACGTGTTCACCGGGAACACCGTGGAGGTCGGCGTCGGTGTTGAGGTGTACACCCGCCCGCTCCGGACCTCGCTCATAATGGGCCACCCGGACTCGGCCCAGGGGATGGGGCGGGGAGAGGTCGGCGATCACCGCGGGGACTGGACCCTCGTCACCGACACCGAGGAGTCCGGCGAGTTCACGACCGGCGGGCGGGGGACGGTGGTCGACGCCCTGGTCGGCGGGCAGATCGGGCTCGCGGCCCTGGCGGTCGGCTCAAGCTCAACCGCGGCCGGGACCGGGAACACCTCCCTCGGCTCACCGAGCGGGACGAACTTCGCGTTCGGGACCAAGGACGCCTCGAACGTGACCCGGGCCCAGGCCCCATTCCTCTTCTCGGAGTTCGGTGACGTCGTGACCGAGTACGGAGTTGAGGATCAGGACGGGACGCTTATGTGCCGGCTGACCACTACCGCGGTCGACCCGGCAGCCGACGAGGAGCTCAAGGCCGAGGTTACCTTCGAGTTTAACGGCGACGGCATCGGGGACTCCGTTATCACCGACGCGGGTGAGAAGGGGCTGGCCGACGCCATCCAGATACAAAGCGAGACCGTCGGCCTGTGGGAGGTGGCCCTCGGGACCGGAACGACTGACCCGAAGAAGTCGGATACTTCCCTCACCAACGAGCAGGACCGGAAGCGGGCCTCACGGGAGGGCGGTTCGGAGACCGTTCGGGCGTCCACCAAGTGGTACAAGAGTGAGCCGGCCGGGCAGCCCCTGGACGTCAGCGAGCTCGGGGTGTTCGACTTCGACGGAAACCTGGTGTGGTTCGGGACGTTCGACCCGTTCGAGAAGAACGAGGCGTTCCCGTTCCAGGGCGGGGCTCAAATCCGTATCATATAGCGGCCGGGCTCCGCGGCCGGGTATGGGTACAAATCTACGGAGTAAGAGATGCCATCCGCTCCCAAGCTCGAGGCCCCGCAGGGCCAGCCACTCTTCGACGTACAGTTCCGGGCGATCAGCGAGTCCCTGGCCGGGAACGGCGTCCTCACAAACAGCGACCTCGAGGTGACCGACGGGGCTAACGCCCTCGAGATCGACGTCGCGGCCGGGACCGCATACTACGTCGCCACCGAGTACAGCTTCGCCGGGGCAGCGCCGGCCGCGACCCTCTCCGCGGGGGACGCGAACTACGACCGGTGGGATACGGTCGCGTTCGATACCGCCGACCAGACGATCACGGTCCGCGAAGGGGTCGCCGAGCAGTACCCGACCCCACCTGACATCGCGGGTGGTGAGCTGCTCCTGGCCATCGTGTACGTCCCGGCCGGGGCGACTGACATCGGAGCCTCGAATATCCTCAACTGGCGGGCGAAGTTCTCCAACGAGGCCGAGGAGGTTCACTACGACGATACGCCCGGGGTGTACGGCATCGACAACGTGGAGGCCGCGCTCGATGAGCTCCAGGAGGCCGCGCAAATCACGGCCTACCCGCTCGATATCGCAACCGACACCGAGGCCAATCAGTACCCGCTCGCCAACTCCGACCTGGCAAACTCCACGATCACGGTGACCGCGGGGACCGCCCTGACTACCTCGAACGAGCAGATCGGCCTCGGCGGAAGTGCGACCCTCTCCATCTCGGCCGGGGCCATCGGCCTCACCGAGCTCAACTCACCGTTCGCGCTCCCGTCGATCAGCGATATGGACGCCGGCGGAAACGACCTCGAGGATCAGGGAACCACCATTTGGGACACTTCCGAGGGCGTCGTCCCGAGGCCCCAGGTGGACGATGAGCGAACCACCTCCGGCCCCCACACCGCGAACGTCACCACCTCCGGTGAGGAGGTCGTTCTGGTCGACACCTCTGGCGGGGTGGTCACCGTCACCCTCGCCTCGGCTGACGCGAACAACGGGAACTTCGTTTCGGTGGTGGACGTCGCAGGGGCCGCTTCAACGAACCCGATCACGGTCGACACCGAGGGCTCCGAGACCATCGACGGGAACGGCTCACAAGAGATGGCCAACAACTACGGGGCCCTGATCGTCGCCTCGGACGGGGCCAACTGGTTCACGGCCGGCGGGAGTGCGGCTGGGGGCGGAGTCAACGTTGAGGACGACGGGGCGTCGGTTCTGGACGGGGCCTCCGGCCTGGACTTCGGGACGGACCTCGCCGTGACAGACAACGGCGACGGAACGGTGACCGTCGACTCCGACGCTGCCGGTGTGAACGTCCTGGCGACCGGGACCTTCACGCATACCGGAGGGTCAGCAACGAGCGAGACCATCGCCGGGGTCACGACCGACCAGACCGCGAACCTGTACGTTGAGGTCGGCGTCGATGCCGACCCCTCCTTCTCCGCGAACTACGCCTGGGACTATACCTGGGGTGAGGCCTGGGACGACACCAATTCGCAGAAGGACGTCACCATCGACGCGGCCTGGGATACTGACCCCGGCTCCGGGAACGACGTGGTCCTGGACTACCGGATTTATACGCTCGACGTGAGCATCAGCAAGTCCCGGATACAGAACCTGGTCGACTCACCGAATGGGCACATCCCCACGGCCCTCCTCGAGGACACCGAGTCGGTCGAAATCAGCGTTCCCGTACCGGACGGCGAGTCCCTGAAAGTGTACCGGTGGGGGGCGTACCTGATCGCCGACGGGACCACACCAAGCGGAGTTGAGGTACAGCTCCTGGACGGGGGCGACTCCGTACAGGCCAGCGAAAACACCGCGAACACCGAGAGCACGAGCACGCCGGTGGCTCAACACGGGAACGCGAGCGGGAGCCTCTCAATCTTCAAACTCCGGATAACGAACCAAAGCGGGGCGAACTACGCGACCGACGGCATCGGGGGCTTCTTCGCCTACGTGGTGGAATAAGATGGCCCGAGGAATTGACGTCGACGGCCGCGGGGTGAAGGTCACGGCGGAAGCGGTGGAGTCGGGTGTGATCGATGAGGGGCTCCCCGTAACGAAGAACTGGGAGACCCCGACCGTAGCGGACGACGGGAGCCGAAGTGGCGATGGCCATCTCACCGTTGACGATGACACGGGGACGTACTGCGTCCTGGACTCCGGCGACCCCGGGTATATCACCCACACGCCACCGGGCGAGTACAAGAATATCAGGTACGACTTCAACAGTACCTCCGGGAACATCCACGTCGATTTAGTGGATGAGGGGGTCCGGGTGAAGGAGAACTGGAACCCGAACGGCTCGGGTTGGTATGAAATCAACCTGGAGACGAAGACGGGCGGGAGCATCCTCACGACCACTTCCGATTATAAAGTGACAGTTGACGACTCAACGAACAAGCGAGTCGCGGAGACGGACGTGGATACTGACGTATAGGACGATGCCAGGATCAGAATTCGTATATGAGTCGGGAGAAGCCGTGAACGTCGGGAGCCACGGCGAGAACGACTTTGTATTCGCCAGCGGTGAACCGGTCTCCGACACCGGGGACAGCGAGCTCGTGTTCGAGTCCGGCGTCGGCCTCGGCGGGGGTCAGGGATGGACGATCACCATCAGCGACTCGAACGGGAAAGAGTCGGGCAGTCTGCAGGTGATCGAGCGGGACCAGACCGTGGAGGAATTCTACGGGTACGAGACCGGCAGCCCGGTATCGAGTGCTGGCGGTGAGGCCGGGACCGAATTCGCGCAGGACGGTTACCTGACGTGGATGGTGTACCGGAACACCGGGACCGGGACCCTTAGCCTGGTGGTCGTGTACGACGAACACGGAGGTAGTTATGAGGGGAGCGGGAGCAGCCCGTTCGACGTATCGTACGACGGTCTCGCCAGCAGTACGAGCATCGCGGTTCGGGACGACGACTCGGACTCTTACTCGTTGAACCCACCGAGCGGGTACACGGCTCACACCTGGGGTGGGAATAACACCGACGGCGTGGTGTTCAAGGACGCGTTCGACGGCGAATTAACCATCTCTCTTGGCAGCTCCCTCGGTGACTTCTACTCGGCCCGAGGCATCGGTGAGAATAAGGACACCGTGTCGCGGGCGGTGATCGAGAACGAGACGACGATCACCATCTCGATATAGTAGCCTCCGGAGGGGGTCCCCTGGCTGTACGGTAAAGTAAATATCCCCGACCTTCCTTCTACCGTACAAGTAATGGATTTTCCCTCACCAATCAGGTGTTCTCCCGTATGGTGACGCCGGAGCTGGTCGTGACCGCAACCCTCGGGGTCGCGGGGCTGCTCGTCACCGGCGGGGGTTTTCTGTACCGCCGGGACGACAAACACAAGAACGACCTCGAAGAGGAGATCGAGAGTAACGGCGAGGCTATCGAGGAGCTGGATACCGCCTTCGGGCGGATGGCTCAACGGTTGTTCGGTCACCCGGAGGACGAGACCGACTCCGGGGCCCTCCTAACACGGGAGGAACGGGTGGCGGCTGCGGAAGAGGACATCGACTCACTTTCTGACGAAGTACAGCACGCGAAAGAGGCGGCCGAGGAGAACGGTGAGCACATCGAGCACCTGGACGAGCGGGTGACCGAGCACGCTCACCAGACCCGGGCCGCGCTCGAGCGTATCGAAGAGCAGCTGGACGAGTCCCTGATCCCGCGAGACGACAGCGACGACTTCCTCCGCGGGGGCGGGGCCGGAGGGGACGACTGACGATGCCCGTCGACGGAGACGACGTCCTGGTCAGCCTTCCGCGGCCGGTCGGGAACCTCACCTACGACGAGTGGCATTCGGCCCTCCTGGGTATCGTCCCGGGGTGGCTCATCGGTCTCGGGGCCCTTCTCGGTCACCACGAGCTGGTCTTTTACTTCGGCCTCTCCCTGATCGCGGCCGCCGGCGTCCTCCGGGCGAAGAACGTTCCGAAGATCGGGGAGGCCCTCGCCCGGGCCGGGGTCAGCCTCAAGAAGAAGTGCCCGAACCGAAGCGCGAAGGCCGCCGGGGTGATCCGCCGGGAGCCCTGGGACTTCCTGACGGTCCTCGCGGTGGCCGGGGCCGCGACCTACGGAGTGGGGTTATGGCCCTGGCTATGAGGTCGACCGCCGGGGAGGGTGGAGAGAACGAGAACTTCCGTCGGTTCGAGGCCCTCTTCGCGGCCGAGCTCGATGAGCTCCAGGACACCGCCCGCGACCGCGGGGTCAGCCTCGAGGAGGTCGCCGAGGCGTACTTCGTGATCGTCAGCGGTGAGGACCCGATGGTCAAGCACACCGAGCTCCGGGATGCCCTCAACCGGGAGTGGCGGGACGCCTGGGAGATCGCCTCGGTCCTGGTCGACTTCGGCGAGGCTCACCTCTCAAAGAAGGACGGCTGGTGGTGGGTGATCGCCAGTCAGTTCCTCGCCGAGAAGTGCGATCAGCGGAGCATCGGCCTCAAGCAGTATATGGAGATGCGGCCGGACCTGGTCCCGTTCCAGGACGACGTGATCCAGTGGTATCAGACCCGGCAGATGAACGGGAACCTGCAGCGCCGGACGATGAGGGAAATCAAGGTCAGCCACGGCGAGCGCCTCGCCGAGCAGTACTACCCGGAGAAGCCGCTCGACACCGAGCACTTCCACGATCACATAATCGCCCGGCACATCAAAACCGCGCAGGACGAGATTGTTGAGGCCCTGGACCTCTCTTACTGATCCGGGCCGTCGACGTCACCGAAGCAGTCGGGGTCAGTACAGACCGGGTGGAAGCCGGGCGGGTACACCGCGGCCGGTTTGGCCTGCCAGGTCGCCTCCTCGGAGGTGAGCGAGGTCCCGCAGGCCACCTCACACTCCTCCCCGTTCCCGAGATCGCCGGCGTCGGGGTCTCCGTTCACCTTATGGAGCCGCCGGGATGAACCGTGAGCCGTCGATATCGCCACATAGGAGGCCTGCTCCTGGTGATTCACCGCCTCGACCCCGGGGGTTGTGGTCTTACTCATCGCTCCATCGCCTCCCTGACGCGATCAGGTGGACCGTTGAGATGGAGACGCCGAATTCCTCGGCGAGGTCCCCGTGTTTCTCCTCATCGGCCCGGCCGCGAATCTCGAGCGCCTCCAGCTCGGTCAGCTTCGAGTTGGGGTTTGCCTCTCCGGCCGCCTCTCTTCGGTCCCGGTCCCAAGCATCCTGCAGGTTGTCTGACGGGGAGCCGAGGTACAGGTGGTTTGGGTTTACGCAGGTGGGGTTGTCGCAGGTGTGGAGCACCCACTGATCGCCGGGGGCGGAATGCTCGAGGGTGTACGACACCCGGTGGGCCATCCGGACCTCACCGTTCACGCTCACCGTCCCGTATCCGTCGGAGTTCGAACCGGCCGTCCAGGGCCAGCATTCCTCCGGGTCACCTTTCTCGACGTCGCTCCAGAACCGGGGCTCAAACTTCATCGTCACCCTCCTTCCCGAGCTCATCGCGAGCCATCCGGAGCTGCTCGGCGTTCCGGGCTGCGTGACTGTCCTCGTCAGGGGTCTCACCCTCACGGAGCTCGGCGGGCTGCGGGTCCCACTCCTCGTCAGTTCCCTCACCCGTGTCGTTGTCTGCCTGACGAGACGCAGACTTTTTAGGTACGTCCGGCGAAGTACGACTGCGGTCCGATGGTGGATATATTAACCTGTTACCTCCCATCGAGACCTTTTCCGAGGCCCCTTCGGGGGCCTCGAGGATGAGCCCGTGACCGTCAGGTCCGTCGCTCACCTCGTACCCGACCTTCCGGGCCCGAGCGATCAGGCCGGACTTCGCGGTCTCCGAGCTCACGCTCACGAGCATCGTTTTGTACACGTCGCGGGTGAAGTCGTCCAGCTTGAGGAACGGGTCGTCCCTGATGGACGCAGCGAGCTCCTCACGCTCGTCCGGGGTCGGGGTCACGGCTGATCGACCTCCTCGGGCCGGGGCGGCTCCCGGCGGGCGAGCTCCTCGTCCGGGATCACGGTGGCCCGGGCCCGCTCAACTTCGCGGACCTCCTGCTTGAGCTGCTCGGCCCGCGCCTCACGGGCGGCCGCCTCACTTCGGCAGCCGGGTGAGCAGAAGTCGGCTCGCAGCGAGGCCGCGGGCCGCGGGCAGTTCTGACAGTACCCGTTCGGGTGACCGGCAGCTCGCCGGTCGGTCAGGTCGGAGGGGCTCATAGCTCACCGTTGCGGTCCAGTCCCCAGTACTCCTGACGCCCGAGGCTCCGGACCTCGAGCAGCTTGTTCTCCTGGGACCCCCGGCGTTGGACGAGCCGGGTGATGTTGAGCTCCCCGGCCTCGGCGTCGTACGTCGGTCGCGGGATCACGACGCCGGAGGTGATCGTTGAGAGGTCGCCGGCGAGCCGGTACACCCGGGACGCCTCGGTCGGGTCCTGGTGGGCCGGGATAGCGAACACGTCACCGGGCTCCTCGTCCTCGGCGTACTCGGCCTGGATCACCAGGAGCTTCCCGGTGATCGTCTCGACGCCGTGACCGTCAGCGACCTCGAGGCCGTCGGGCGTCGGAAAGTCGGACTCACTCATCGTCCTCACCTTCCCAGTCGCAGGGCTCCCCGTACTCCCACACGCCGGGCTCGGGAATCTCGAAGTCACCGTCCGGGTACGTCGACATAAACCGGATGGCCGTAGCGTACGCGACGTCCTTTGAGCCGAGCTCGGGTGAGAGGTCGCGCCGGCCCTTCCCGGTCAGGTCGGGCTGGACCCGGGCGTTGAAACCCGTGTCGTCCTTCGAGGTCTCCGGGGTGTGCATCTGCGTCGGCCGTCGGTTCGAGTGGACGGTGACGACCTGGCCGGTCTCCTCGTGAACCCATCCGGCCCGGGCTCCGAAGGTGAGCTCATCGCGGTCGATCAGGTCCCAGGATTCGGGGACGTCAGGGAGTGGTTCGTGGAGCCGCTCGAGGCGGTCCGTCGGTGCATCTGTCGGCAGGTTAGTGTTGGCTTGCGTACTCATAGCCTGTTACCTCGCGGTACAAGCCAACGTACAGCACGAGGGGTCTTAACCGTTGTGTTTTGTGTACAACCGCAAAAAGAGGGCGTTATCCGAGCAGGGCGAGGAACGGGGCGAGGGTCCCGGTGAGGATCACCGCGAGGGCGACCCAAAACCGAAGCTTCTCGTGAGCGGGCTGCGGGGTCAGCATCAGTTCTCACCTCCCAGGTCGCGGGTGACCTTCACGTTCACGCCGGGGTACAGGCCGAGGCCGCCGGCCTGCCATTCGATCACGGCGTCGACGCCGTACAGGTTGAGCGGTTCCTCGGTCCGGATGGGGGCTCCGTTGAGGGTGACCCCGCCGAGCTTGTACGCGGTCTCCTCTCCGTCGGCGTCGATCACGGTCAGCCGGACGCGCTTCCCGTCGGGGCTGACGTTCACGGTCACGTCGACGTCGTTCATCTCGTGGGTCTCATCCTGGTCCAGATCGTCCGCGTTGAGCGGGTGGGTGTATCGGGTCATAGCCTGTTACCTCTTACAACTAAGTGTTGGACGGCCCCTAACATAAAGGTTGTCCTTCGTGTACAACCGTCAGAAGTCCGGGTGAGGCCACAACAACAAACGACTGCGCACGCGATGGGGTGCGGTTAAACACGAAGGACAACGGTTAAGGGGTCGGCCGTATATGGTTGAAGTAGGTAACAGGCCTATGAAAGCACAAGTGTACTACCTGACCTGGGACGAGGACCGCGAAGAGCGCAACTGGACGAAGCAGGACATTAAGGACGGCGAGGAGGACCCGGCCGACCTCGAGCACTACCGCCCGGTGCTGACCCTCGAGGACGTTGAGAGTCTCGGCGAGGTGTGGGACCGCCTCAACCGTGACCCGACCGGGTACGACGAGCAGCTCGATGAGCTCGAGGAGCGCTCGATGTGTAAGGGCGACCTCATCGTGATCGGCGACCAGGCTCACATCGTCAGGGGCATCGGCTTCGAGGAAGTGGCCACCGCCGTCGGCGGGCGGCTCGAACCGGAGGCCTAAGATGAGCCTGGACGACGCCCTGGTGTTCATCGAGGCGGCCGGCGTGGTGAGGGTCAGCGGAGAGGACCGCCGGCTCGAGTACTTCGGGACCGTCGACGGTGAGCTCCACCGGATGAGGTACGAGGGTGAGCCCGAGCCCGCGAGTGAGGATGAGCTCGGTCAGGCCGTGACCGAGGCCGACTGGAGTATGATAGTCAGAAGCCGGACGCCGATGCACGACCTGGAAGCCTGACGCCGGCCGGCTCTTTTTCTCGTTCGGGACTGACGGTTAAACACGAAGGCCAGCCTTTATAGGGTTGTACACGTAACACAACGGACGAGGTAACAGCTATGACAGAAGGAGAAGTACGAGGCGGAGTACAGCACGGGAAGGGCGGCAAGTTCGAGGACAAGTACGAGGACGACGACGTCGTCCGGGCCCTCGCCGACGCCTACCCGGAACCTCTCACCAATCAGGAGGTCGCCGACCGGGTCGGCTGCGCGAAGGCCACGGCTCACAACCGCCTCCACGAGCTCGAAGAGGACGGCATCGTGTACACCAAGCAGCCCGGGGCCCGCTCCCGGGTCTGGTGGGTCGATATGACCGAGCCGGCTCCCAAGGAGAACGGCTCAACGATCAGGGAGCACCTCGAGGGCGAGCGTCAGCTGACCATCGCGGTCGCCTCCTCGTTCCAGCCCGACTTCAACCCGACCCGGACCGGGACTGACGATATGATCGACTTCATCCTGGAGCAGCCGTGGGGTGAGGTGAACCGGGCCCTCGAGGACGCGCTGCGGGGTGAGGCCGATGCCGGGGACTGACCGCGACGGCGAGTACGTCGAGACCGAGATGGATGAGGCCCGCTGCCCCGAGTGCGGGAACGAGGAGGGGAACACCCGGACCCAGGCCGAAGGGAACGTACAGCCGGTCCCGCCATCCCACCAGGCGAGCTGCGGGGAGTGCGGTCACTCCGGCGACCCGCTCGCGTTCCACCACGAGTACACCTGGGAACGGATGAGCGAGGAGGAGCGCCGGGAGGCCGAGGAGGCCCAGGCCCGGATGGAGGACCAGATGGCCGACTATCAGTACTCGGCTCACGGTATCTCGATGAGGAGGGAGCCATGAGCGCCGAAGTGCAGCTCGGGGACCTGACCTTCGACCCGACGGCGGGGACGGACTTCCGCCTCTCCGTTGAGGGGACCTCCGGGGTCGGGAAGAGTAACACCCTCCGGGTGATCCTCGAGGACCTGGCTGACGTGAACATCCCGACGCTCGTTGTTGAGCGCCTCGGGGCGATCACGCCGGTCCGGACCGAGGATGAGAACATCGTGGTGGTCGGCGGGCGGGATGAGGAGGGCATCGACCTGACCGTCCCGCTCGAGAGTCTCGACCTCATCGGTGAGCTCGTCCTCGACCGCGGGATGAAGGTCCTCCTCGACGTCAGTACGTACGCCGATTATGAGGAGGAAAAGAGCCGGGTCCACCTGGCGACCGCGAAGGCCGTCCGGGCCCTCAACGACCGGGCCCACGAGAAGTACCGCTCCGGTGACCGGACACCCGCGCTCCTCCTGATCGATGAGGCCCACTGGCTGGCCCCGAAAAACTCGGCCCCGAACCCCGACATCGATGAGTGGGTGAAGCGGGCCCGCGGTCAGATAATCAAGGCCGCGACCGAGGGCGGGAACAAGGGGATCAGCACCATCGTCGCCTACCAGCGACGGGCCTTCCTGCACAACGGGGTGATCCAGCTGTGCCAGGACTGGGTGGCTCACCGCCCGGGCGATGAGGACATCGACCGGACCGCCAACGCCCTCCGGTGTGACGCCGAGACCCTCGCCGGCCTCGGGACCGGGGAGATCGTCGCTCGGGGGCCGGCCCTGACCGACGGCGACCTGGTCGGGCCGACGAAGGTGAGACGGTGTCGTTCACCCGACCCCCGGGAGGAGACGTTCGAGCTCCCGGAGACCCCGCCCGAGGTGACCGAGGCGCTCGAGAACATCCAGGAAGAGGTATCCGCCGAGCAAGAGGCCCGGCGGGAGCGTCAGGATGAGCTCGAGCGGCTGCGGAACCGGGTGGAGTCCCTCGAGGACGAGAGAGATGAGCTGCAGCAAGAGCTCGCAGACCAGGACCGGCTGACCCGGGCCCTCGAGTCGATGCAGTCCGGGAACGGCGGGGCCGACGCCGAGGTAGCTGACCAGCTCGAGGAGCTCCGCGATGAGAGGGACCGCCTCCAGGAGGACCTCGAACGGGTCACGGCCGAGCGGGATGAGGCCCGCGACGACGTCGACCGCCTCACCGATCAGGTGGAGCAACTCGAGGCCGAGGTCGCCGAGCTCCAAGAGCTCCGCGAGTTCCGGGAGCGCCTCGTCAGCTTCGCCGATGAGGTCCTGGACGACTTCGCGGTGGAGGCCCCCCGGCCCGAGCCCGATCAGGCCGCGGCCGATGAGGAGCTCCGCGAAGAGAACGAGCGGCTCCGGGATGAGCTCGAGGCGGCCCGGGCCGCGGCCGGTGACGTCGACGTCCCGACTGACTACGAGGACTTCCTGGACGACCCGGTCGTCAGGGAGCAGATCGAGGACGCGAAGCAGGCCGAGCAGACCAGCCCCCGGTACGTGAAGGGCGTACTCGCAACCGTCCTGGAAGAGCGGAGCCCGGTCACCCGTGAGGAGGTCGGCGAGCGCCTCGGGATCAGCAACCTCTCCCACGTCAGTACCGCGGCCGGTGAGCTCGTGAGCCGGAAGGTCCTCGAGGAGGCCGACACCTCCGGCCGGAAGAAGGCCTGGGACCTCAACGTCGACGGTATCCGTGAGGTGAAAGAGGCCAAGGCCAAGCGGGACCGGACCGCGGAGGTAATGGAGCAGCTATGAGCGATGAGGATGAGTGGACCGCGGCTGACGAGTGGGCCTCCTGGATGTTCCCGGGAGCGTACCTCCCCCGGTTCGAGGACCTCCCGAAGGTCAGGGGGATGGCTCCCCGCCGGCCGCTTCACGAGCGGATGCAAGAGTTTATCGACCGGGTAAACCCGGAGACGGCGACTCCACGAGGCCCCTGGATGGCCGACCTTCGGGTCCGAACCCCGGGGGATGCCGGCGACCTTTCCGGCTGCAGAATCACCGACTTCGAGCTCACCGTCGACCGTGACCTGGAGACCCGCGACGACCTGGCTGACGCAGCCCGGATGTTCCTCGCGGGTCACGTCGAACCTGACGACTGGGGGATGCCCGAGCGGAGAGAGGACGGCCGGCCGGTCGGGTACGAGGAGATGGTCGATCAGCTGAAAGCCCGTCGGGAGGACCGCCCGGTTCGGGATCAGGCCGAGGCGGGTGACATCGACTGGGAGAAGGCCGCCGAGGACCTCAAGCGGAACGGCCCGGACCTGACCCCTGACGTGATCCACATCCACCCGTCGGTGTTCCCGGGTGACGCCCGGACCCTGGCCGAGGCCGAGGCCCTGGTCGGGATGCACCCGAAACACGAGACGCTCGAGGAGCTCCCCGGCCCCTGTATTCTGTGCGGGGAGGACGAGGTGTACGTCTCCGTCCGCCGGGACGTCGACGGCGAGATCGTCTGGTCGCAGCTCACCTGCCAGGACTGCGGGTGGAAGGTCAGCAGCGACGAGGAAGAGCCCGGGCCCGCGGGTGAGGTCCCGCGGTACTGCCCGGGCTGCGGTGAGGACCACGTCCGGGTGACGATCACGTACCGAGAAGGAGAGGCGGTGGAGACGCAGCTGCAGTGTTCGAGTTGTGAGCTCGGTCAGCAGTAATCGGTGATCCCGACCGGCCGGCTCTTTTCTTCGGGCTCGGGGTCAGCGGGCTCCGCCCGGCCGCTCACCAAGTCACCCAGGAGGACGCCCTTCTCGAGGGGCAGCTGATACCACTCGGTTTTGACGTCCTTCTTCGAGTTCCCGACGCTCACCTCACCGTCCTCGATCACGGTGGCCGGCTGGAACACGTACGAGTTCCCGAGGGTGGGGTTGTCTCCGAAAAACTTCACGAGGAGGACGCCCTGGTGATCGGCCCGGCGGGCGATGCCCTGCTCGAACGAGGCCAGCCCGTTGTGAGCCGACTTTTTCGAGACCGCGATGAAGGTCTCCCCGCGGAAGGTGAACCGGAACGCGAAGCTCCCGTGGTCGTCACCGTAGGACCGCCGAACCGTTCCTCCCCAGGTGGTCACCGCCTTCTTCGCTTCCGTGAGGAGACTATCCTGCTCACTCATCGATTAGCAGTTGTGAACGGGATGTTAAATCATTTGTCCCACACATCCCTGACGAGTAACCACACCATACTGACCGTTCCGACAGTTGCGAAAACTTGTGAAGGATTAGTGGACCGCTAAACGAATGCGTACCGGACATTACGGAGCTTATAACTAAGCTGGTCACGTACTGACATACTGTGCAGGAAGGTGTACCCGGAGATGAGCACAACCACCCAACACGTCAGGGACGAGTCGATGAGTCGTGTACTACTTGCTAAGAAGGAGCTGTACCAGTCCGGGAATTCTCTCTCGGTGAGCATCCCCCCGGACACCCTGGAGAACACTCCGTTCGACGTCGGTGATCCGGCGAACATCTTTAGCGTGATCGAGGACCGCGAGCTCACGATCACCGCGGACACCCGCCGGTGGATGGACCGCGGAGCCCGGGCCCGCGGCTCGAGGAAGATTCGGGAGAGTTCTCACGGGACGGTGCTCATCACCATCCCGCCCGAGGCGCTCGAGCACGACCTCGGGTACGAGTCGGTGGAGGCCGCGAAGGGCGTAACCGTCCGGCTGACCATCGACCCGGCGACCGCAGACCTATTCCTCGAGTTCCCTGACGAGTAGCGCAGCCCTCCTCAACGGTCAGGTGAAACAAGTCAGCCTCCTAACAGCCGTAGGTCCGTCACGGTCAGGCATTCGTTTGACGTGTTAGTTAGCTATTTATACCGGCCCGTCCAAGTTGGTGGACGACCCGTCGCTCGGCGGGTTAGTGAGGTAACAGGCATATGAGCCAATCCGGTAAAGCCGACGGACTGACGGATAGAGACCGGGACGTACTCGATCAGCTGGACACCGAAGGGGGGACGGCCCCCTCCGCGCAAGAGCAGATCGAGGCGCTCCGGAAAGAGAACCAAGAGCTCGAGGCCGAGGTACAGGACCTCCGGGATGAGCTCACCGCGACGAAGAAAACAGTCTTCTCGAAGCTCAACGAGCTCCAGGACAAGGTCAACGGGCAGGACCCGACTGACCCGCGCTCGAACAACTACTACGAGAACCTGACCATCCTCGAGAAGTACAGCCGGATGAGTGAGGGCGAACGGCAGGACCTCCTCTCCGGGTCACCGTCCAAGCGCCGGGCGGTGCTCATCTTTCAGAACTGGGCCGACTGGTCACGGACCGTCGAAGCCGGCGAGATTATCTCAACGAATCACACCCGCGGGAAGTACGGAAAGACTGCGATCAGCGTGGACCTGCAGACCGCGACCGATGAGGACCTGCAGGCCAACGAGGTGTACCGGGCGATGAAGGCCGTCGCCAAGTTGAGCGTCCAGGAGAAGGATGAGGTCGAAGCGGTCACGGATCAGTACGGCCGTGAGCACATCTCCGGCGGAGCGTTCGAGTACCACGAGATGGTGAACCCGGACGCGAACGGTCAGAAGCGGAAGTTCAAGGTACTGAAGCTGGTCGACCCCGACGCGATCACCCTGCCGTAGGGAGGGCAGCAACTCTTACACCGTCGTAAGAGCTCCCCCCGCCCGGCCCGTAAGAGAACACGACGAAACCCCACGAAACCCCACAACACGCAAGAATAAGCCAAGCCGACCATATCACGCCCGGTAATGAGGTCCCGGTTGCATATAACCGCGACTGATACTAACTCTTACAGTTAGTGACGGGCCCGGCCCGGCCTTTTGGCCATAAGTGCCGTACGTGAGTACGGTACGGGCCCGTCACCCTCTTACGACGGTGTAAGAGTTGGTGGGGGTCTGACGCTCGTGTAAGACCCCACGGCTCGTGAGGTGGTCTGGTCTCTCGTGATCGTGGTAGCGTCTCCCGGTCAGGGTGAAGTTCATATGAGCCCGGTCCCTCGGTTGAGTCGCCGGAGCACCCTTCGGCGTCCCGCCGAGCATCTCCGGGATCAGGTGACCGCTCACCGCGGCCCACCACCCACCTTTCACACCTTCCTGCCCCGGTTAAACACGAAGGACAACCCTTATACTGTCGGCTGTCCATCGATTAGTTGCACGAGGTAACAGGCTATGAGCGAAGCAGAACACAACACCGACGAACCTGACGACCAGATCGACGCGCACTTCCCGACCCCCGAGGGGGCGGTGATCCGCCTCCGCGGTGAGGAGACCGAGGCCGGCTGGACCGAGAAGGTGGAGATCGTCAAGGCGACGATTATGACCAGCAACGGCCGGGCGAAGAGCGACGACGCGACGGTCACGGTCCTGTACGAGGGTCAGGGGCTCCGCCCGACCCAGGTGTACAACCGCACCATCGAACCGTACATCGAGCTGGAGCTCGAGGCCGCGAAGGAGCGGATGGAAGAGGCCGAGGCCCAGGGCGATACCATCAACTACGTGAGCGCCAAGAAGTACGTCAGCGAGCTCGAAGAGCAGCTGCCGAACGGG